CTAAGAGTTCTTGAAGAGCATCTGATCGTTGTTTTCAACGATGAGCGGGTTGAGGTCTGGGACGTTGACAAACACTTGGTCAGTGCGCTTGAACCCGGCACCAAGCGGAAGCGTGCTCACAAACTGCTGTTCGAAAGGCATTGCGGCCTCGATTAGAAGCTGGTTGTAGAGGGCTTTCGCAGTAGTCTTCGTGTCGGGCGAAAGAGACTTTCCGTAAGCAGGAGCAAGACGAACAGCAAGGTTAAGAACCAGAGCCTCATTGTTGTTGAGTGAAGTTTGAATCTCCTCGTCGATGTTGCTGTTGTCCGGGCTGGCCGGCAGCGGATACCCGATCTGGATATTCATCGCCTGCCAAGAAGCCACCATGAGATCGAGACGCCTGAGTGCGCTTTGAAGCTGGTCTGGCGTGATGTCGAACACATACGAAGCCAGTCCGATCTCCTCGAACGCCTGCTCAATAATCTGTCTCTTGGTAAAGGCCATGTTATTTGGCGAGTGCTTCGTCGATCATCTGGGCGATCTTCTTGTCAGAATACCTGCCATCAAACTTGATTCCAAGCTCTGTAGCCTTGGTTTCCAACTCTTCCCTAGTAGGAGGAGCGTTGTCGTCCAAAACAGGCTCAGAGGCCGCCTCTGCGGGCTTGGCGGGCTTTCCTTCAATGGCAGCAGGAAGGCTTTCAAACCAGCCTTCGCTCAGCTTCGCATCGAACTCTTCCTGCGTGTTGACCCCGGCGTAGTCGTATGTGCCATGCGGGCGCAAATGCTTGCCAGGAACCTTGTAAACAATGGTTGGAAATTCCATTACTTTCGCATCCTCCCAACAGGTACACCAGCAGCAGCACGGGATTTACGGGCAGAACTAAGGGCCATTGCGACGGCCTGCTTCTGCGGGTAACCAGCTTTCATCTCCTTGGAAATGTTCTTGGAGATCGTCTTCTGCGAGTATCCTTTTTTGAGAGGCATAAAGAGTTGATACACAAGAGGGAGGGCGGAGTCAACCACCCTCCCCCTGTGTGAGTCAGCTTACGGCTGGCCGAACAAGATGATCCCGGTCATTTCGGGCTGCTTGTTGACCACACCGAAGATCGTATCGAGACGATAGCGAGTCTTCATGGTGTTGATGTCGTACTGCTTCTGCATGACCAGTTCAATGCCCTGATCGGTGGAAGCGCGCATCACGTTTGCACCTGCGTCCTGAGGGACAGCGTAGCGACCCGGGAGGATCTCGATAGCGTCCTTCTGCCAGAAGCAGTTGATCGGAGCTGCCGCAGTGTTCAGGAACACGATGGCACTGGTAGCAGACTTCACATTCACCACACAGTTCTGGTACTCAGCCGTTGCAGCGGTGTCGTTCTCAGACTGGTTGGAGATGATGGGAGGGCTGATGACCAGCGTCGTGCCACCAACGGGAACGCTGATGACGCGGAAGGTCTTCAACTGGCCGGTGTCCTGCTTGGTGATGTGATGAACAGCGTTCACGCCAGCGATGGTGAAGCAGTCGCCTGCCACAACATTGGTGCTGCTCGACACGGTCACCGTCTGGTAACGGTTGTCCACGTTGAGGCGTTCAGCGGTCGTCGGGGACGAGGTCACTGCCTTGGGGATGTAGGCGTTCGCACCGGACGACGTGTTGATCGTGATGCTTCCACCACCAGCAGCCGCAGCGATACGGTTGGCGTAGTCGAGCTTGAAGGTGTCGAAGCTCGCAACCTGGCCGATGTAGGCGCGGTCGTAAGCGGTCAACGTCTTGCCCTGAAGCGTCTGCCGGCCAGCGAGGTTATTCGCCATGCCGTTGTAGTCGCGGGTCGAGAGCGCCAGATAACGCTGATCGAAGTTCACGCCCTGCTCGTTGAAGATGGCTTCGCACTGGGCGACGTCATCAAACCCGGTAGCAGCAGCGAGACGCTTCACAACGAGCGTGCCCTGCGAGGCAGCCACGTTCATGACAGCCACATTGATGTCGCTCGCCAGCTTCTGCTTGGCGGAGTCACCGAGGCGCTGTTCCTGAAGGGCGTCACGCAGTTCAGTAGCCGTCATAATCCACGGCACAGACTGGTTGAAGCCGATTGTCGCAGGGACAGCCAACTGGGTGTAATCCAGGAAGTTCGCAGTCATGTCCGTGCCAGAGTAGGAACGGCTGATGTAAGGCTGCGGCCTCCAGATGGTGTTGTTGGTGCGTTCCATCATCGTCTGATCCGTATTGTAGATCGAGACGTTGCGGGACAGGACGAGAGCGTCTTGGAAACCTTCAAGGAGGTTTTCGAACGCTACCCTTTCTTCTTTGCTGAATGCATTTGCCATAACTTAGGATTGGTTTTTTAACTGACGTTTGAAAGCGAGGACTTTGGTGAAGTCTCCACTGCGTGCCGCTTCTTCACGCAAGCGATCCAACTGAGCGTTGGACGTACCGAGACTGCCGTTTCCGTTGATCCGTTTTTCAGGAGGAGGTGCTTGTTTCTTTTGCACAGAGAGTTGAGTTTCGAGTTTTGCTACTGCGAACGCGAACTGAACCGGATCAGTAATCCCAGCCAGTTCCTTGGCCTTGTTGGGGTTCTTGCCTAGGGCATAAACCATAACAGCCGGGTTCTGGGCTCCCTGAAGAATGATGCCTTGCTGCGTTACACTCAGTGTTTCGAGCACAGTGTCTTCAGCGTCTTGAAAGTCAGAAACTTTGAGCCCCGTCTTGGACTGGGTGTAAGTCTCCAACTTCTTCTGCCAAGTCTGCTGTTCTTCCTGCTGTTTGGCCCTGTACTTGGCTTCAGCCTCTTCAGACTGCCGCTTTCGCTCGAACCAACCAGCAAGCTCGTTCTCGAACTTGTCTGAATCGTAATCGCAGTCCTCAAGCGTTGGTTTCTTGCCAGGCGTAACAGGACTTTGCTCTGTTGCCGGTGAAACTGCTTTGAGTCGCTCCTCAAGTTCGCGCTTCTCGCGCTGCAACTCGCGGTAGTTCTTCCTCAGGTTGCGCACCCATTCAGGTGCCTGCTTCTCTTCCTCTTCGGGGGCCGGCGATTCCCCAGCGATAGTCACCACATCTTCTTCCTGCTGCACCTCTGTCTGCTGCTCAGGCTCCACCGGGGTGGCCTCTGGCTGCTGGACTTCGATTACTTTAGGTTCCGTTGTCGTGGTATCTTCTGCCGTTGTTGTGGTGCTCATGTGTACAAAAAACTTACACAAATGCAAGTACTATTGCATCTGTTGCGGAGACTGTGTCAGTCGATCCGCCAGCGCAAAGATCCGATCCTGATCAGTGGTACTGACCTTGGAGAGCGTCTCAGTCGTCTTGGCGCGAGCCTCTTCAGCCTTAGCCACTGCGAGGATACTGTCTGCCTGCGCTTTAGAAGCCCGTGCAATGGCCTCTTCGCTCGCAGCCTGCAAGTACTGCGCCTGCGGGTCAGGCTGGGCATTCTGAGCCTCTGCGGCTATTTCCTGCGCTTCAGTGTCAGTGGGCCTGACAACACCCATTCTGAGCAGCTTCTTGCGGAAGTAGTCGCGAACGTCTTCAATTCCTTCTCCTTCCATGTTGAGCATTGCCATGGCGGAGAGGACTTGAGTCATCTCAGGATCCTGGGTGAGGGTCATCATGTCGGTGAGAGCGCGAACAGTGGCTTGCCGTTTGGTCGTGCTGCTTGGGCCAACAGTGACTTCCACGTCGTACTCAGCGTCTGACATGTCGTTTTCGTACTCGATCTCGCCCTCTTCGTTGACGACAGGCTTCATCAGTTCGACGGACTCCATCTTCCCGTTGGAAGCGACAGACTTCATCTTGCGGCCTTGCTCGACGAAGATATCCCGGGCGATGGAGAGCCAGATCTCGCCACACCGTTTCACTGCCTTTGCCATGTTGGACATGTAGATGAAGGTCTGCATGTCGAGGCGCTGCTGGATCAGCTCCACGGTCTTGCCGGATAGGTGACTGACCATCTTGTCGCCCTGTTGGGGGCTGCCCAAGATCTCCTGCATATCGGCCTCTGTAAGCTGCAAGAGGGCAGCCATGGAGGGAGGGATGGAAGGAGGCTTGGTGTAGGCCACAGGACCGCCTGCGGAGGTGTTCCCGTTGGAGTCAGTGATCGGGTTGACGAGCAGGTAGGGATAGTTCTTGAGATTGTCCTCTGCCCACATTAATTGGTGCCCGGCGACCTGTTCAGGCACCAGGATGGGCTTTTCCATGGCACTCAAGGCTGCAATCTCGCCCAGCTTACTCAACTGCATGTTCTTGAGGCGTTGAGCGTCCTTGGCGAGGCGCACATGCCCCATGCAACGCTCGACGTTGTCCACGAACCAACGCTTCCCGTACACAGGGACAATCGGGATGTTCTTGCCGGCGATGTACCCACAGTCTTCAAGGATCTTGGCCCCTGACATGATGTACTTGCGCACCTTACGGGTCTTAACCTTCTTACGCCGCACCTCTTTCCAGCCTGTGGCGAGCATTTCTTCTTCCTCATCAAGCTCATCAGGCCCGAGGGACTCTTCTTTGCCACTGAAGTCGCGATAGATGCGGATCTGCTGGGAGACTTCTTCGACGACGTAGTATTCAGCAACGTAAACGACTGAAGGAGTGTACCAGTCGAATTGAGAGCGAGTGATCGTCTTGGGCCAGGTGGACGGATCATCGTTCCATTCAGCCTTGTAGGCGTCATACGTCATGCTGGTGAGCACGAAACACCGCTTGGCATCTGCCTTATCCTGGCGCTTTGCCCCGAGATCGAAGTAAACGCTGGTGTCAGCGTCAAAGATCGGCTCGATGCACACTCTCTGCTCGTCTTCCTCTGGATCTTCCTCGTTTTTGTACTCAGTACGAAGTCTCCAAGCTCCAAATCCACCCATCACAGCCTCTTCAAAGGCGTTGTCGTAGGCTTCTTCAGCGGTGGGAGACTGTTCATCTGCCCTATAGAGGCCGGCACAGGTGTCTGCGAGCTTGTCGTACTCTTCTCCCTCTTTGGAAACGAAGTAAACGCCGATTCGGTTGTTGCGATACTCGTTGATGATCCGCTGGACCGCCATGTGCACCTTGTTGACCTCGAACCTAGGCTTGTTCTCGAACTGTTGCCCGAGTGGTCCTTCCCATTGCGCGCCTGAGAGCGAGCAGAACCTGCGGTCACCAAGGCAGTTCATGCGCTCTTGGTAGAGGGCAGACTGGATTTGATCGAACTCTGCACGGGCTTGCTGGTGAATATCAGCTAATTTGTCTTCGTTCATCGCTTGAAAAAGTTGACTACGGGCATCGCAAACGTGCTGCCTTGTTTGTGGGAAGGTTTACCGGGAAGGGCAGC